CAGCGATTCGGTCCTGTTGGCGGTACTCGGAACCGCATCGATTGGTGGTTAAGCGATGCTTGCTCCCAAACGGCTTTAGCCGGTGCGAGGGCTGCAAGAAACGGGTCGCTCGCATTTACGTCGACCATATTGCAGTTATGGGGCCTATCTTTGGTGAGCGTTACTTAGAGCGTATGGGCTGCGCCTCAACTCAGCTACAAGGCTTATGCGTAAAATGTCACGGCGTTAAAACGAAGGAAGAGCGCAAGGCCGCTAAAGCCGACTTGAAGGTAGGCATTGGGCACGTACCAAAATCGGACGATGATTTTTACTAAATTACAATCGTCTTTACTTTCGTCTTTACCGGTGCTATTCTTGTATTAACAAGGCGGTAAACGATGAAATTGCAAATCGGACAAATCGTAGAAAACAAACTCTCAAACGGTAAAGTTATAGTTTGCAGGGTAGTTGAATTCGTCGAGTCGGTAGGCATGTACCGCTTGACCGATGCGCGGGAAACGCGCGACGACGCTTGGTTGATTGAGCATAACCGCACTTGGGCGGCGCCGATGGAAAACATCGGGCCGCATGACGGCGATTGCGTCATTTGCTACAAAGACGGCCTTGTCTGGTTGGCCGGCTCGCAGGCCTCAACCCTTATGAACCGAGGCTAACGTGAAATACCTTATGCTCGCTTTTCTCTTTTGCTCGGCCTGCGCGCAAAATGCAGTTGGTAACACCGGCTGTTACACGGTCACGGGTTCGATGCCTCAAAGCCAGGACAACCATAGTCACGGCCCTGTCGAAACCTATATGTGCGCAGGCGGCGACAAGCTTTATCTTTGTGAAAACGGACAATGCCAATAACAGAAAGAGGTTTTATGAGAACTCAATTTTCGCCCGGTCCTTGGCGTGTGATCAAACAGCACTACCCCTTACGACGCCATTTCATTGTTTTCAATAACTACATTGAGAACGAACTTGATTTAGACCAAGAGGCCAATCGGGCTTTAGTCGAAGCTGCGCCCGACATGTATGCGGCCTTGAAGACAATCGAGGCGTACATTGAAGCGCGCGGCGAATTGTCAATGATTGGTGAGATTGCGAGAAAGGCTCTTGCGAAAGCCTGCGGCGAAAGGGATGTCGCATGAGATTCCAGTACCACAAAATACCAGTTTCTCAGTTGGTCAAAATTCTTTGTCATGACTGTATTGATAAACTTTCAGTTGCGGTTCACCGCAATGACCGAGGCTATGCGGAATCGAAATTTGAGCCCTGTCTTGAGTGCAAGGCCAAGTTCGAAAAGCAAGAGCTTGCGATTTCTGATTCTGGCCCCAATCACGAACTGCACGTGTATAACCGCAAGGACCTCAGTATCGTTTGGCGCAGGGACGCTAAAGGCGACGTCAATTTGCACGATGAGCTCTTGCACTTAGCGAGTGAAGTTGTGCTTAGAGGTTACGGCGATGAATAGGCTTGAAGGGTACTAAATGGACATGGACAGAAATTGGACGATCATTTGGTGTACGATCGCGGTGTGCGTGACTTTGCTCATGATGCAAAACTGTCACTACGAGCACGAAGAGGCAATGAAGTGCGTCGACAAGGGCGGCTCATTCGTTAACAGCCATTGCGAAGTTGAGAAAACGAAATGAAAAACATTTTCGAGCGCGCGGGCTTCACAAAAAAGAATTACGAAGTGACAGCCCTTGTGCTCGCAGTTATTGTCACGACCTCGAGTGACGCCAACACCAAACTCAAATGCGCCCGCGCCTTAAAGAGCCTTAGACGCTTGCGTGCGATTGCACTCGTGAAAGGGAAAACAAAATGCCGAAGAAAAAAGCCTCGACCAAAAAGCCGAAAGCGCCGCCGTTCTTGATGAATTTGAAAGTGACAGCCCGCGAACGTGACGTGCTTGAGCTCCAAGCCGACAAATACGCGAACGGCAACTTGTCGGCGTGGCTGCGTCATGCAGGCCGTCACTACTGTCCCAAGAAAGGCGAGTTTATCCGCTAAGCCTTTACTGGTGAGGGCGTCCTGGCCTCACCACGACTTGAATCGCGGCGTGTTAAGGTCCAGTCGGGCATATTGCCCGGTAAATTTTCCTTGGCAGCTTCCTAACGCCCCCTGTAGCTTTTGGGGATGCCTGAAAATAGCGCAAAGCAAAACACCATTGGGGGCTTGACTCCCAATCCGAAAAATCCACGCACAATCACTGACGCGAAGCTTGCGCAATTGCGGAATGCTCTTGTAGAATTCGGCGACCTTGGCGGCTTTGTCTTCAACCGCAAGTCCAAACAACTCGTCGGCGGTCATCAACGCGCCAAACTCTTCGAAGCCGACACGCCAATCATTTATGAGCGTAAATATAAAAAGCCCACGACTACGGGCACTATTGCCGAGGGTTATGTCGTTCTAAATAACGAGCGCTTCAAATACCGCGAAGTGTGGTGGGACAGTGTCACCGAGAAAGCCGCCAACATCGCGGCCAACAAAGGTGCAGGCGATTGGGACGCGACTCTATTGACTGATTGGTTTAAGGACCTGGACGCGCTCGATTTCAATCTTGACCTCACGATGTTCGACGAGAGTGAGCGCGAGAAATACCTTGGTAAAGAATCAAAGGCCGGGCTGACCGATGACGACGCCGTGCCGGATAAGGTTCCGGCGCGCGCGAAGCTTGGTCAAATATGGCAATTGGGAGTGCACCGGCTTATGTGCGGCGACTCGACGAACGAGAAGTGTGTTGCGAAATTGATGATGGGTGAGAAGGCTGAGATGTGTTTCACCTCACCGCCTTACGCGGATCAACGCGATTATGGCGTTGGTCTTGAATTGCATCCTGACCAACTGGCATCATTTTTAACTGCCTCTTGCCACGTTGTTTCTTATTATGCTGTCAATCTCGGATATTCCCGTAAAGATGGGGAAGTAAACCCCTATTGGAACTATTATTTGGATAAGGCAAAAGCAAACGGCTTAAAGCTTTTGAGTTGGAATGTTTGGGATAAAGGGGAGTGCGGGTCGATTGGCAATCAAACCGCGATGTTCGGGATTAGTCATGAGTGGATTTTTGTATTTGGCAGAGAGAAAAAAGAATTAAACCGCACAGTCGATAATATCTCGGCTGGCTATTTAGCCAATCGTATTGGGAATAGACAAAAAGACGGTTCAGTAAAGAAACAAAAAGACAGAATAGTCGGAAGCCATTCTCAGCTAAAAACCATTTATCAATGCACCCCACAAAAAGCAAGAGACGACATAAATCACCCAGCAAGGTTTCCGGTTGAGTTTCCTTGTGGCTACATCGAAGCAATGACAGACGAGAGTCAGGTTGTCTACGAACCTTTCGGCGGCTCAGGCTCAACCCTGATCGCTTGTGAGAAGACTAACCGCAAATGCTACATGATGGAATTAGATCCACACTACTGCGATGTCATTGTCGCGCGGTGGGAACAGTTCACGGGCCAAAAGGCAAAGTTGTTAAACAACAAGGCAACAACGCGTGGCTGAAAAACCTAAATACAAAATCAAACCGCGATGGAAAAAAGGCCAAAGCGGTAACCCAAAAGGTCGCCCGCCAGACAAGCTGGGCAAGGTTATGCGGCAACTGACCGCGATTGAATTTGCAGAGATTGCGAACCTTATCATCAAAGGCTCAATTCGAGAACTGCGTGCGATTGCGCAAGACGATTCACTCCCTGCGATCAAGGTCATGATTGCAGCGACAGCCGTCAAAATCATCGCAAGAGGCGACATGCACGCACTCGACATTTTGCTTAACCGATTGGTGGGCAAAGTGAAAGATCAGGTCGAGCACACCGGCAATTCGCTCGCAGCTCAAGTAATTCTAACGATGCCGTCAAACGGTAGTGAGGTAAAATGAATGGCCCTTATCCAAAAACCCAACACTGACAAACTAACGCCCGGCACGCGCACGACAATCGACTCAATGGAAATCCCGTCATTTCGATTCTTGCTTGGACAGCAGGAGCGAACGTTAAAAAACATTTTGATAAGAACGCCACAAGCACTTGGTGATTGTGTATGCGCTGAGCCTGCAATTCGTTATGCGCAAAAGCACTTCAAGGACAGTGAGGTCTCGTTAGTTACGCCATGGCCTGACCTCTTTCGTCACATACCGAGCATAAAAAAGGTTTACTTCGGAAGCGTTCAACCCGACTGGGACAAATATTATGTTCTAGAGTGCTATCATGCGGCTGACGCTCTTCAATCGGACTTTGTACACAACTTCAATATGGCCATTGAAGACTACATTTCGGTTTCGCTCTTTAAGGGCATGATGCCGGTCAAGGACCGCAACATCATCTTGAAGCCAAACGACATTGAGCGCGCATCGGTAGGCCCAAGTCAGCAAGTCGTTATCCACGCAGGCCGCCATTGGATTTCGAAAACGTTTCCAAAGAAGTGGTGGGACGGCATTATTCAGGCCTTCGTCGCAAAAGGGATAAAGCCTGCACTTGTCGGCGCTAAGATTGCCGGAAGTAACCGCGGCTATGTGGACGTTGATGCAAATCATTGCCTCGATTTCCGCGATAAGCTTACGGTTATGCAGTCAGTTGCGCTCTTGCAAAACGCGCAAGTCGTTCTCACCAATGACAGTGCCCCTTACCATATGGCGTGCTCTTCGGACGGCGAACGCATTGAAGGGCCGTGGGTCGGCGTGTTCTCGACAGTGAGACATTTCGATTTCATCGGGCATTGGCGTCCAGGGCGCGGACCTTGGGACCAACTGACAAACGTTTGGAACTCCAAAATTGAAAACTTGGCCAAAGGGCAAATGTGGCAAGACACTGACATCACGCCTGGCCGCAATGGCGCAAAGTACGACGTGATTGACCACACCACACTCATGACATGGCTTCCGGAACCCGAAGAGGCTGCGCATTGGGCGCTGACAAGGGTACTCGGTGGGCGCGCCTAACCTTATCCGCATAGGCCCGCAAGAGGGGCCACAAACCGATTTCTTAGGCTGTCCGGCTGACATCGGCATTTACGGTGGGGCCGCCGGCGGGGGCAAATCGTTTGGCCTATTGCTCGACCCTTTACGCCACCATGATGTCGCCGAATTCGGCGGCGTGGTGTTTCGTAAGACCTCAGTGCAAGTGCGCAACGAGGGGGGCCTTTGGGACGAGTCAATGAAGCTTTATTCGCTCTTTGGTGCGAAGCCTCGTGAGTCGGTGCTCAATTGGCAATTTCCAAGCGGCATGTCTATGTCGTTTGGAAACCTCGAGCTCGAGAAAGACGTGCTCAACTTCCAGGGCGCGCAAATACCGTGGATTGGTTTCGACGAGCTGACCCACTTTAGCGAATCGCAATTTTTCTACATGATTTCTCGCAATCGCAGTACATCCGGTGTACGCCCGCGCATTCGGGCCACCTGCAATCCCGACCCCGACAGTTGGGTCAGAAAGTTCATTGATTGGTGGATTGGGGCCGACGGCTACCCGATCAAAGAGCGCGCAGGCCTTATTCGTTGGTTCGTGCGCATGAACGATAAAATCATGTGGTTCGATAGCCCCGAGGACGTCTATGCAATTTACGGTAACGGTCCTGAAATCCAGCCAAAAAGTGTATGTTTCATTCCAGCTAAACTCGAAGACAATAAAATTCTCATGGAAAAGGACCCTGCGTATTTGGGGAACCTACTTGCCCTTAATCGTGTGGACCGGTTACGTCTCAAAGAGGGGAACTGGAATGTTAGAGCCCAAGCTGGAATGCTTTTTCAGCGCGAATGGTTTCCAGTTATCGACGCGATACCGAGCGGTTGGCTGCAGGTTGTACGTATGTGGGACCGTGCTGCAACGAAACCCCACGAAGGCAACAAAGACCCCGATTGGACAAGAGGCCTGAAAATGTACAAGTACGCCGACGGTACTTTCGTCGTTGGCGATCTTTGCTCAATCCGCGATACGCCTGGCCAAGTCGAAAGGCTTATCAAAACCGTGGCAGGCAATGACACGGTACAAGTAAAGATTGTGGCGCATCAAGACCCGGGCTCAGCCGGCGTTCTTGAGGCCGAAAACTTCACCAAATTGCTCGTCGGTTACTACGTGAAAACCTATGTGGTGCCGCGAGACGTGTCGACAGGTAAGCGCGACAAGATCACTAGGGCAAAGCCGGTTTCGGCGCAGTGCGAAGGCGGCAACATCAAGGTCTTGCGCGCGGGTTGGAATGACGACTTCTTTGCCGAGCTTGAAAACTTTCCGGACGGCGTCCATGATGACATTGTTGACGCATTTTCAGGGGCATTCAATGATTTGAGCGGCGGGCTGTCGCTCGCTGACGTTTTGTGAGGGGGACAGTTTGAGCCGTAAGAATCGAAATAAGAACCGTGGGGCCGTAGTACAGCATAATGTGACCACACCCGCACCGGGCGCTATTCAATCGGAAAGGCCTACTGACCCCGGCGAGCGCATCATCATCCCCAACATGCGGGAAATCATCATGAACGCAGGCCAACAAAACGCAGCCATTGCAAACGGATTTGGCGAAGCGATAGGCTTTAGCGGTGGCCCCGGCATTGGCGGCGGCATCAATCCCTCGGGTTTCGCCGGCGGCTTTCCAGGTGTTCCGGCCATTTCGGACACTACGACCGCATTCGAAAACCTTCGTTGGTTCTTGGTCTCGAACTTCCGCCAACTCTTATCGCAGCTCTATGTCGAGATTGGCCTTGTCAAAACCATTTGCGTGGTGCCGGTCATGGACGGCTTGCGCGGGGGCGTGACGTTTAAGTCAAAGCAAATGGACGAGCAACAGCTCATTGACCTCAAAATCGAAATGGACAAGAAAGACGACATCAACACCGCGGGTTGGGGCTCAGTGTGGCAACGCCTTTACGGCGGCGGCGGCATTCTTACTTTGGTGGACGACCAAGACCCCGAAGACGAGCTTGACCTCGACAACATCAAAGAGGGCGACGAAGTCGGCTTTCGGGCTGTCGACATGTGGGAGCTCTATTGGGACAAACAAAACGTCGAGGGGTACGATGCAGAAATCACACGTGAAGACTTTCAGTTTTACAATTACTATTCCGAGCAAGTACACAAGAGCCGCGTTATGCGTCTTAAGGGTCTTGAGGCGCCTTCGTTCATTCGGCCACGCTTGCGGGGTTGGGGCGTCAGTGAAGTTGAAACGCTTATCCGGTCCATGAACCAATACATCAAGGCCACCGATCTTGGCTTTGACGTGCTCGACGAATTTAAGCTCGACGTTTACAAAATCAAAAACCTCGTGAACACACTTCTTTCACCAAACGGCACGCAGGCAATCCAACAGCGGGTACAACTCGCCAACTGGCAAAAGAACTACCAACACGCTGTCGTCATGGACAGTGAGGACGATTTCGATCATAAACAGTTATCGTTTTCAGGTCTTGCAGAGGCTATGCAGGGCATTCGCATGCAGGTCGCATCCGACATGCGCATTCCCGCAATTAAGCTCTTTGGGCAATCGTTCTCGTCAGGCGGCCTTGGCACTTCAAGCGTCGAAGAGATGGAAAACTACAACGCCATGGTTGAGTCGGAAGTGCGCAACAAGCTCAAATGGCATTTGCTTCGCATGGGCGAAATCCGTTGCCGTCAAATGTTCGGCATGATTCCGGATGATTTGGAAATTGAGTTTAAACCTTTACGCGAGCTGAGCGCAATTGACCAAGAAACGGTTAAGACGCAAAAGTTTACGAGGCTCGCGCAAGCGAAAGCTTCCGGCGACCTTACAACCCAAGAATACCGGGATGCGGCCAATAAGGGCCAACTCTTTGACGTGCAGCTCGACACCATTGAAGACGGCCTTAACCCCAATGACCCCGAAATCGAAGAGGTCGCATCGGGCGAGCGAAGTCAGTCAATGCAAGTTGGTGATGATAACGACGCCGAAGAGGACGACGGCGGAAAAGACGACGAGGACGGGGCCAACAAATCCGACACCGCCAAAGTTGCACCAAAGCTCACCGCAGTCAGAAATGAAATCTTACAGTTCAATGCGTTTGATTCGTTGAAACGCTTTTTCAACAGCGCTGAATTCGACAAAGCCAGTTACGAGGCCGACGGCGGCGATGATTGGATTGCGACAGGCCGTAAAGAGCTGTTCGGCACTGACGAGGCCATGGACAAATCGCTTTATGCGAAATGCATGAGCGAAGCTGAAAAGCTCGGTCTTGGTTGGAAGTTTTGCGTTTGGCTTTATAAGAAACAAGGGGGCAAGTTCTCATGACACCAACATGGTGGCTTATCGTAGGTACTGCGGTCATTTGGATTGTGTACGACATTTTGATGTACCTCGAGTACGGCAATAAGGCGACCGAAAGTGTGCTCATTGACAAATGGGCGCGCATCAAGCCGTTTTTATTTTTGGCGGGCTTTCTTTGTGGGCATCTTTTCTGGCAAGTCCATATTTGTAATTGAGGGGGATTTTATGAACGAACAGGTATTTTGGTCGCCGGGCGTAACGCTCGAGGGAATAGAGAAACAGGTCATTCTTATGGCCTTTCGATTTTACCGTGGAAACAAAACGCAATGCTCAATCTCACTTGGTATCAACGTGAGGACTTTAGAGCGCAAATTAGAGGACTATGAAAATGCCGACAGAAAACAACGAGAAACCGAAGAGCTTGAAGCCAGTGACCGAACTAGACAACTCGAGCGAGCCCGCGGCGTCTACCAAACGCCGGAAGGCCCACGTCTCTATGGGTCCGCTTCCGGGGCACACGTGGAACCCACTATTGAGGCTCCCCCGAAACATGCCATGCCCGTGCCGGAGTCAAAAGAAGTTCAAAGTGTGTTGCCTAAGCAAGCTTCCGCAAGCGGTCAAAATCGAAGACGCTAAGACCTACGAAGAGCAAATCGCTAAAGGCGAATTGGTGTTTGTGACAAAAGAGAACGAGCTTGAAATGAGAGTTGCGGCGGACATGCAGGGGTACTTTAAAGAGCTCGACCGCCGCAAACGTGAAGAGAACCAAGGGGTAAACTAGATGCGTACACTAATATTTTTGATTCTACAAATCGCTTGTGTAATCACACAAAATGCTTATGGCGCGATTGGCAACACCGCAGTTTGGGAAGTCGAGCAAAACGCGACGGCATCGGATGTCAACGGCGGGGGCTTTGACCCCGGCATCGGAACTTGCGGGACAGACTACTCGCAACAGGCGGCGGCGCAATTTAGTTTTACCGATTTGGCCACGACAACAGGGACTACGACTTGTGTGGTCACTTCGGCGTCACACAACTTCGTTTCAACCGACAGCTGTAATGCGGTTCACATAAACAGCGGAACGAGTTGGACAGCGGGTTGGTATTTTATCACGTCAGTATCGGGCAATGCTGCGACTCTTGACCGCGCGTGCGGTTCAGCGGCCACACTCACAGCGGGGACTTGGCACGAAGGTGGCGCCCTATCTTGGCAAGCCTCTTCGACTACAACTTGGGCAGCGGCAATTTCCGCAGGCAACACCATTTGGATAAAATACAGCGCAACTCAGTACACGTTCAACGGAAGCATTGCAATCACCGACAGTACGGTCACGCATCAAGGTTTGATGTCGGGCTACAACACGGTTCGCGGGGATAACCCGACGGGCGCTAACAGGCCGGTCTTAAATTTAGTCGGTAGCTCAAACGACGTGGGCGCCTATACTGTCGTTCAAAATTTAATTTTCACGGGCAATGCCGTCACACCAATGTCGAGTGACGGGTTTACGACCTGGCAAAATAACAAGTTCATGAACACGAGTACGAGCTCGGGGCACTTCGGAGTCGGCAACGGGGCCGATGACCTTTTCATTAATAATGAGATTATTTCGCAAGCGGGCTTTGGCGCATCTAACAATGGTGATTCGACTTTTTACGGCAACTACTTTCACGACACGCCTACCTGTTACCGCTTTAGCGGAACAGCGCCCATGATGCTCTTATACAATATTTTTGTGGATTGCCCAACTGCGGCTATTTCTATAACTGCGGCTGAAATCGAAACGGCTTTGATTGCCAACAACACGCTTAAAGGCGGGAACGTCCAAGGCGTTGGCGTAAGTGTGGCCTCGGGCGCAGGCGGCGCTCGCTTGGTGGGCAACATCATAACGGATTTCGCAACTGGCATTTCGGCCACAACGGCCAATACCAACCAATGGTCGAACTGGAATGACTTCTTTTCGAACACGACCAATCGGACAAACTGGACGGCGGGCGCTTCCGACTATTCGGCGGACCCCGGTTTTCAAAGTGTAAAGGTGATTTCAGGTTCGGCGGGCACCGTGTCCGGCTCAGTGCTGACCGACGCTGCGGCTGACTTCACGAGTTTCGTCGACAATACCGACTACGTGATGTTCATCTCGGGATCCGGCCTCACGGTCACGCCTGGCTCAATCTTAGGTACTTCGCACACCACGCATTCGGTAACGCTTGCGACAGCGCCCGGCGGGTCCGGCTCAAACGTCAACTATGTAGTCGTTACGGGCCACAACTTCTTACCGGGGCCGAATGTAGTCAACAAAGCATTTCCCGGCATCTTTCCAGGGGCTTTGACGACAGGTTTTCTAAGCTCAGGCGCAGTTCAAAAATTGCCGGGTTTCCCGCGCAAATCCGGGGGGCAACACTAAATGAGTTTATTTAAGCAATCAACTGCGGCCAACGTCGCCTTTTTGATGATAAGTAATGCCGACAACACGTCGCCGGTCACGGGGCTAACCCCTACGGTGACGATTTCGAAAAACAATGCGGCTTTCGCAAGTCCCGGCGGCTCGGTCAGTGAAATCGGCAATGGTTGGTATTCACTCGCATTGAACACAACCGATGCGGGGACACTTGGTGAACTCTTACTGCACGCGACAGGTACGGGCGCCAACAACGTCGATGACCGCCACCAAGTGGTTGTGGACTTGCCAGGCGCCACCGTCTCAAGCGTAACCGGCAATGTCGGCGGCAACGTCACGGGGAGCGTTGGAAGTGTAGTAGGGGCCGTAGGCTCGGTTACAGGTGCGGTTGGCTCAGTCACGGGCAACGTTGGCGGTAATGTGGTCGGAAACGTCAACGGCAATGTCGTAGGCTCGGTCGCCTCGGTGACAGCGCCGGTTACTGTCGGCACCAACAATGACAAGACCGGGTACGCGCTTGCAGTCGCGCAAGTGCCGTTTAAGAAAAACACGGCGCTCGCGGGCTTCACGTTCCCGATGTTCAATTCGTCAGGCGCACCACTTACCGGCCTTACCGTCACCGCTCAGCGCGTGATTGACGGCGGCGTGATTGCGAGTTGCACGAATGCGGTCACTGAGGTCTCAAACGGCATTTACGCAATCAACCTGGCTGCAGCCGACCTTAACGGCAATAGCATTACGTTCTTGATGTCAGCCGCGGGCGCAGTTGTAACGACCTTCACGGCGGTCACTCAATAATGGCGGCAATCTTTTGGAAAACACCGGGCGGGGGCGGCACGAGCACTGACCCGGGCATTGCGAATGTACTGAGCGGCGTCGCCTACAAGATCAACGGCACCAATTTGGTGGGTACGCTCATCCAAGTTTTCAACACGATTCAAACGCAGGCCGTTCTTATTGGCCAATCACTTTCAGCTATTTTGACCGCAACAGGGGGCTCAGGCATGTTGTCATTCACTCAAGGCGACGAAGTTGTTTTAAACCTAACGGCGCAGGACGGGTCAGGCAATCCGATCAATCTCACTGCGGCCACGTTCTCAACACAAATGCTTGGTGTTGGTGCAGCGGGGCCGGTGACGTTCGGGAACTCACAACACGCCATTGTGAACGCAGCCCTTGGGCAATTCAGCCTTACGCTTGCACCAACGGATACGGCGAGTGTGGGCATCGGCAACAACAAGGACATTCTTACGCAAGTCACGCAAAGCGGAAACCCCATGTACGTGCGCGGTACTGCGATCTTGACGGTCAATCCACCAATCCCGTTGTCATGAAATTTTTAAGGGTCATCAAGGAATCGACCGAAGACTACGAGGCCGTGGAAAAGAAAATCCTGGTCCTCTTCAAGCGCGAGATTTATTTACCGCTTGTCCGTATTATGAAGCCAAATCGAAACGTGCTCACCAACGCCAAGCCCGGTCTACTCGACGCAATTAAGTATGGACGAATTCAGTTTTATCGTGGAACCTTTAGTGGACGGTTTAATGCGAGCATTTCGAAAGAGCTGCAAGCACTAGGCGCGCGGTGGGACCGAAAACAAGGAACGTGGAAGGTTTCATCATCGTCACTTACTCCAGAAATCAAGCTCGCTATTCAAGCGAGCGCTTCGCAGTTTCAGCGGACCTTGGACGCTATCGACAAAAAGCTTGCGGCAATTTTACCGGGCGAAATTGCTGACCGCCTTAAAGTCGACACACTTTTCGACACCACTTTATGGAAAGTTGAGCGCGAATTTGCCGCAACGCTTAAAGGTTTGACTGTACCGCCTCAGCTTACGAAATCGCAGCGCGCGAGCATTGCCCGCGATTGGCAAAACAACATGAAGCTATTCATCAAGGACTGGACTCAAAAAGAAATTGTCGAGCTCCGAAAGAACATGCAAGAGTCGGTATTCGCAGGGAATCGGTACGAAACAGCGGTAAAGACCATTGAAAAATCGTACGGTGTCGCCACGGGAAAAGCGAAGTTTCTTGCTCGACAAGAGACCGGCCTACTCATGGCGAAGTTTAAGGAAGTCCGGTACAAAGACGTGGGGGTCAGAAAGTTTAAATGGCGGTGTGTTTCGGGGACCGCGGCTCATCCAGTCCGGCCCGCGCACAAAGCACTTGATGGAAAAGTTTTCAGTTGGGACAATCCTAGAGAACTCGACAAAAATGGCTTCGTCAATCCTAATGGTGCTCACAAACCGGGCGAAAACAAAAACCCCGGTGAAGACTACAATTGTCGATGTACTGCGGTTCCGATAGTCGAATTTGGGGGAAAGTAAACATGGACGTATTGACGAATTTTCTGGCAACTCTTTGCCTACTTTGCATGACCTGTTGCGCGCCGGTACAGGCCGCGACCAATACGACAGCCGTTCTTTCGCTCAATACGGCCACCACAAACGTGACCACGGGCGCCTTTGTCGTACTGTCTGCAAGCCTTCCTTTCGCACCTTCGCAAATCATCGTCACCAACGCAACAACTTCGGTTCTCAAGTTCTCATACGGCCCAAGCGGTTCGGAAGTGGACTTTGTCGGAGTTGGCGGCTCGGCCACCATTGTAATCGAGCAACTTTCTAAGCATCTCGTCACCGGCACTAGGTTCGCAGTCGAAGCGATAAGTGGAACAGCCTCAAGCGGCTACATCCTAGTGAGTTTGATTCCATAATGAATTTGAGCGACGCACTTAAGAATTCAAAAGGCCAAATTTTCTATGGGATGCATTTTTATCCCGGCGTCGCGCAATATGATACTGACCAAGGCTCTTACCGCGTTTTCGTGAACGAAGCCACAATAAGACAGCTCAACCCCACCTTTGCAGGCCGCCCGGTCTTTGTTGAGCACGTTGACGGCGTCGACGAAGACTTAGCCGTCGTTCGCAATGAAGCCGACGGTTGGGTTATTGAGAGTTTCTATAACGAGGCCGACGGTAAGACTTGGGCAAAATTCATCATAGTAAGTGACCGGGGCTTAGCTGCGGTCAAACGCGGCTACCGCTTATCGAACGCCTACACCCCCATGCTCGTTGACCACGAGGCCACATGGAACGGCGTCGACTACCAAAAGACGGTCACGGGGGGCGAATTTGAGCACTTAGCAATCGTCCAAAACCCGAGGTACGAAGAGTCAGTCATTATGACGCCTGACGAATTCAAAGCCTACAACGTGAAACTGAAAGCAGACTTGGTAAAGTTCGCAAATTCGAAAGACAAAAAAGGAGACAAGCAAATGGGACTTAAGCTATTTAAGCGCCAAAAATTGGAAAATGCTGTCGACATTGAAAACACAATGGTCGAACTTCCAAAATCGAAAAAAGAACTTTCGATTGCGCAACTCGTGAGTGATCACGATGCGATCTTGAACATGAACGGGTACGCCAACGGCGACCACATGGTTAAGGTCAACGACAATGACGAAATGTCGGTCAATAAACTCGTCAAGGCTTATCAATCGAAATGCAAAGAGATTGAAGCCATGAACGCCAAAGGTGACGAAGGCGGCGAGCCCGGCACCGGCGAAGACGACATCGACCCGGAAGTTTCGAAAAACGAAGCCCTCGAAGATTCGAGCGCCGATGTTGAACGCGACGACAATGGTGATGAATCTTTGGACAACGTCGAAGACGAAGGCAAAGGCGCCACCAAAGAGGGCGGCGACAACAACGAAGACGAAGACCAAGGCAAAAAGCGTAACAAGAAAATGAAAAACGCTGCGAAAGAGGCCGCTGAGCTGAAAATTGCTGAGGCCAAAGTGAAAGCCGCTCGTTTGAAAAATGCTCATTTGAAAAACCGCGATGACGGGGATGAAACTGCACGAGTCGACATGGCCGAAGACCAAGTCGCACGCGGTAAATCTCGTTATGGCTCAAGCAACTAACCCAAGGAAAGGAAACTAAGTCATGACTATTACCGCAAGCTCACTCTCTCAAGTCGCAACAGCTTCCACGACAATCACCGTATTGTCGGGCGCTGCAACGGGCGGTGTCGCCCCCGTTACCTACCAATGGTATCGGTCAACCACTTCGGGTTTCACTCCCGGTGCCGGCAATTCAGTTTCGGGCGGCACTGCGCTGACCTTAAATGACTCCGGCCTTATTCCCAACACCAAGTACTACTACGAAATGGTGGCCGCTGATTCGACTGGCTCGCTCGCAAGTTCAAGCCAAATCGCAATCGTGACGACGGCACCTGTTCTTTCGCAAAACCAATTTGCGCAAGTTCCCTTCGTAGGCGTTGTTGATTTGTCCGTTGGTTCCACCAATGTGATCGCGTGCCAAATCGACGCGAGTGCGGGCACCAATGTGTACTACCCCGGTCAGTTCGTGAAAATCGTCGCCAACACCACGGGCGGTATTCCGAAAGTTATTGGCTGCGCGGCCAAGAACGACCAAGCCTTTGGAGCAATCCGGTTCAACGTGAAAGACATCTCTTACGGTGCGGGCACCAACTGCGAAGTTGCGATGTTCGGAACTGTAATGTGGTTTTACGCAACGGGCGCAATCACGCAAATGGCCGAAGTGTGTCTCGACACCACGAGCCCGGGCGGCGTTCAAGCGACCGGCAACACGGCGACTATTGTTGGATTGGCACTCGACGGGGCCGCAGCCGCAGCCGCTTTGATTCGTGTCATGTTAACCCCCAACCCGGCTTTCACAACCGCGTAACCAAGGAAAGGTAAAGGAAATATATTTATGCAACTACGTAAATTGAAACATCCAACAATTTTGAATTCAGCGGGAAAGCCGATCTTGCTGACCGAAGAAGAGCGCTACCATGCGGCTTGGACGCAGAAAATGGTCAATGAGCGTTACGGGGCGGCGTTGAAAAACGCCCTCGGTTACGAAGTGCCAATCACGACACTGACGACAATCGTCAAAAAAGTGTCGATGATGAAACTTTATGAAATCGCGCCCGCCGACTACGTACCAATCAAAGTTGGTGAGGGAACTTGGTCTTCGAACCTGACCACTTACCGCTCTTTCGACATTGCTGACGTGTTCGAATCTGGAATCATCAACACCGGCGGCAATAACACGCGCCAAAGTGTGGGCGATGCCGGCGTCGACGCGCTCAACATCAAAGTCAACAACTGGGTTAAAAACTGCGGTTGGTCGATCTTTGATTTGCAGCAAGCGGCGAAGTCTGGAAACTGGGACCTCGTTACTGCGAAAGAGAAAACCCGTAAACGGAACTGGGATTTGGGCGTGCAGCGCGCGGCTTTCTTGGGGCTTCGCGGCCTCAATGGTGCCGGCGGACAAGCTCTTGGGCTCTTGAATCAAGCGGGCATCACGTTCAACACTACGTTGATCACGGCCCCTTTGAACAGCTTGACCCCGACACAATTGTCCACGTTCCAACAAGGTGCAGTTGCCGCTTACCGCAAAAATTGCAACTACACCGCTTTCCCGACGCATTTCGTAGTGCCCGAGTCGGACTACAACGGTATGGCTGCGCAAGCGTCATCCACGTACCCGATCAAAACGATTTTGGAACTTCTTGAAGACGGCTTCAAAGTTATTTGCCGTAACAAGAACTTCAAAATCTTGCCCTTGGCTTATGCTGACGTTGCAAACGCCGGCGGCTCTTTGGCAACGGGCGCGAACACTGCGCAGTACGCACTTTACAACTACGACGAAGAGTCGGTTCGTATGGACATCCCGCTCGACTACACCAACACCTTGGCGAACAGCTTGGACAATTTCATGTTCCAAAACGCCGGTTATGGTCAGTTGACGGGTGTACTCGCTTACCGTCCGCTCGAAATGTTGTACATGGGCTACTAAGCCCTTATCAGTCGATGGGCATTTAATTCGCCCGAGGACCAAACCCCCTCGGGCGTTTTTGCAAGAGGGGCTATGGCTTTCAACAATCCTGCGGTTTCGGACTTTCAAAACCAGTTTTTTCGGGATTTCCCTTATGGGACAGACCCGAACGTTTCCGTTCTCGCGCAGGACATCGCTAACGCTTTCGTACAGGTCAACGCAAGCATCAATCAAAGTCTGTTCGGCGACCAAGCGACCTACACGTTTTACTATTTGCTTTTGGCGGCCCATTACATGGTGCTCAATTTACGGGCATCGTCTCAAGGCCTTAACGGTCAATGGAATTGGGCTCAAAACAACAAATCAGTTGCCGGCGTCTCGGAAGGGTTTGAAATCCCTGAGCGCATCAAAGGCAATCCTGATTTCATGGCCTACTACAAAACTCACTATGGTGCTCAGTACATGAACTACTGTTTACCTCAGTTGGCCGGCCAAATGTTCAATGTCCGAGGTTCCGGGGGCTTACCTTGAGTGATGATGCCTTCACACTTCAAACTAAAGGCCTCGACGGCATTTTAAAGGCCCTCAAAAATAATATGTCGCGCGTACGCGTTGGCGTGCTCGGCGGCAAGACAATCCGCAATCAAGTCAAAGTCGAAGGGGGCAAGTCTGTCAATGCAGCCAATAAACGCCCCAAAGGCAAGTTCGACGTATCGACGAATGCGGCGGTTGGCGCAATTCATGAATTTGGTTCTGAGAAAATGCCTCAAAGGTCTTTCTTGCGTGTTCCGATTTCCGAAAAACTCCAAGAACGACTCGAGTCAGCGGGCGCTTTTACTCCGGATGAATTTTCGAAAGTTGTGAAAGAGGCCTCACTCGTGCCGTGGCTTCACCGCATTGCCATTGTAGCCGAGAAAATCGTGGGCGATGCTTTCGCCACCGGCGGCTTTGGCAAATGGCCTAAGTGGAAAACCAAGGGCTATGAAAACAACACCGGCATGTTGCTCGTGGACACTCAGCAACTTCGAAACAGTATTACCAGTGAGGTCAAGTAATGGCCTCAAACTTCACCATTGCAAACGCCTGCAACAAGCCGCTGTTCGATAAATCGGGCACTGTCCCTGACGTTTCGGGAGCTCTTCAAGAATACTACCAACCAATGGTGTTTGAGCCTGTTGGCAAAATCGTAAACGGCTTTCAAATCACTGAGCAAGGGACGCCGATCAACTTCCGCGGCACCATGCAGCCGTTTAGCGAGCGGGCACTTATATTGAAGCCCGAAGGTCAGCGCGCGTGGTCGTGGTTTCTCGTTTTCTCAGACCCGGTGCTTACCTTAAACGTTGATGACGTGGTCATTTGGAAGGGCACTCAGACCCGGGTCATGGCCCGCAAAGACTATGCGCTTTACGGCTACATTGAATACCACATGGTGCAGGACTGGACAGGGGCCGGCCCATGAGCGTCACCCTTACGCAAACCCTATCGGCGGTGGGTCCTGGCATCTCTTCAAGCTTTGGCGCCTCGGGCGGAACGCCGCCATATGTGTATTCGGTGCGCCCGGGCGGCGCAGGCGGCACTATAAACAGCTCGACAGGCGTCTACACGGCGCCGGTTAGCGTGCCAACAGTGCCGGCTCAGCAGTACGACACCATTGCCGCAACGGACAGCCTTGGGGCTGTAGGGACGGCTAAAATCTTGGTGGGCGACCCGCTCTTGCTTTTCTGCGACGTCATTCAAAACGGTCTAGGGCTCGCCAATGGCCGGGTCTACTTGTGGGACCAAAAAATGGGGATGCCCACCGACAACGGGCTCTATGTAGCGATTTCGGTACTGTCGTGCAAAGCCTTCGGGAACGACAAAGCTTACACCGGCTCGTCGGGCGGTTTGTCCTCTATGCAGTCGGTCAACATGTCGGCTATTTTACAAGTCGACATCATAAGCCGGGACAGCTCGGCCCGCGTGCGCAAAGAGGACGTGCTCTTAGCACTTCAAAGCGACTATTCCGAGCAACAGCAAAATGCCAATGGCTTTTTCATCGGGAAACTACCCGCGGGCGCTCAGTTCACAAATCTTTCGTCACAAGACGGCGCCGCAATCCCTTACCGCTTCGTGATTTCGGTCATGATTCAATATGTCCACACTGCGACTCAAGCCGCGAACTATATGAGCCCTTCACCCTCACCAACCGTTAACTATGTACAAAGTTAAAAAGGAGAAATCTTAAATGGCAAACCTAGCACTCTCAAACGTCATCAACATCTCGGCGGCGCAAGCGCAAGCCGGAGTCAATGCGTTCAACACGAGCAATTTGGCGCTCTTTACCGATGATCAACCGCAAGCCGCAGTCCAAACCGTCACTTTCGGTGCCGTCGCCGCAAGCGGAAGCTTCACACTCGCCTTTGGTGGAACCACCATTGGGTCGCTTGCTTGGAACGCAACTCTTGCAGCAATTCAAGCCGCAGTCGCCGCAGTGCCCGCGATTGCGCAAGTGACAGTCACGGGCTCGATTGCCTCACAAAGCCTCGTTTTCACTTGGCCCGGTGTTCTTGGCCCAATTCCTACAATCACCGTAACGGCAAATTCATTGCAAACCTCGGGCTCGGTCGCAATCACTCTCTCGCCGGTCGTCACTAACGCAGGTTGGTCCGGCGGAACTTTGGGCTATAGCCTTTATGTTAGCCCAACAGGCGTTGCGACTGATTTCGGCTCAAACTCAAAGACCGCGCAAATGGCGGCCTCGATCTTTTCTCAACAGCCAAACATCTTGGCCGGTAGCGGTGAATTGATTGTGATTCCGTTTGCGATTTGCAAGCAAACTCTTACGTTCTCAGCGGCCCCGACGTCGGGCGCTTTTGTTGCGACTTATAATAGCAACAGCTCGGCTTCGATTTCTTGGAACTCGACACCCGCAGCTATTCAAACGATTCTGCAAGCGGTGCCGGGCTTAAGCCAAGTGCAAGTGACGGGCTCGATTGCAAGTACAGTTTTGACCGTTTGGATGTACGGCGTTTATGGTGTGAATAGTTTGGCTATTGGCACGTCGTCCAACACCCTTAACAGCTCAATTACAATCACGCAAGCTTACGGCACGACCGGCGAGTCGTGGGGTACGGCAATCACGCGCACGCAAGGGCTCGTGTCTTACTTCGGATGCATGGTGAATGAGCTTTGCAGTGTGATCGGACAAACCGATTTACTGGCTGCGGCTGCAATCATTCAGGCGCTCAACAACTCGTGCATAGGCTTCGCGGTCTCAAACCTTTCCGCCGACATCAACCCCGGCGGGATGATTGATTTGCTGCGCTCGAGCACTGACAACAATACGCGCGGCCTTTACTACGGGGACACGACGGTTGTTGGCGGGATTGCGGGCATCAACGCTTTGCTGTTCATGGCGTCTTATGTAGGCTTAGGGCTATCGACGAATTTTAACGGCTCAAACACGACCCAAACGATGCATTTGAAGTCACTCGCCACGGTTTCCAATGACCCGACGATGACTCAAACGATTTTGAATCTTGCCATTGCAGCCGGTGCCGACACTTACCCGTCGTTGCAAGGTGTCCCGAAAGTGTTTTGCTCAGGTGCTAACTCTTACTATGACCAAGTGTACAACCTCGGTTGGTTTGTCACGGCACTTCAAGTTGCGGGCTTCAATTACTTGGCGCAGTCGAGCACCAAGATTCCGCAGACTGAGCCCGGCATGGACGGCCTGAAAACGGCTTATCGCGGGGTTTGTCAACAAGGTGTCGCCAATCAATATTTGGCGCCCGGCACTTGGACAAGTTCGACGACATTTGGTGTGCAACAGGACTTCTTAAACAACATTGCGCAAGTTGGTTACTACATTTGGTCACAACCTGTCGCCCAACAATCGGCTGCGGCTCGGGCGGCTCGCCAAGCACCACTTGTACAAATCGCAGCTAAGCAAGCCGGTGCGGTTCAAAGTTCGTCAGTAATTGTTTACATCAATGCGTAACTAGAAAGGGACTTGAAAAATGGCAAAAATAGCGCTTACAGGTTCGGACACGGCAACAATCAACAACAGACCATTGGTGGACTTCGCCGATGGGAACTGTATTGAGTTGACCTTTCCGAACGACATCGCAAACGTCAAGACAGGCAAAAACGGCAACTCGATTTTCGGGCTTAACGCTTCCGGCGTACAAGCTGAGTGCAAGATGCGGCTCATCCGGGGCGGAAACGATGACAAGTTTTTAAACAACTTGTTAGCCCAACAAAATGCGAACTTCGCGGGCACCGTTTTGTTGACTGGCACTTTCATCAAGAAACTTGGTGACGGTGCGGGAAACATCACGTCGGACACGTACATTTTGGCCGGGGGCATTTTCCAAAAGATTCCCGAAGGCAAATCAAACGTTGAGGGCGAAACTGAGCAATCGGTCGCCATGTACATGATCAAATTCGCAAGCGCTGTAAGGGTTATCACCTAATGGACGAGATGAAAGAGGTAAAACTTGCGTCGGGCAATACGCTTAAAATCGGCGTGGTGCCCTTTGAACAGGCGAAAGGCCTTTACCAAACCATTTTGGATGAGATGAAACTCGTCAAGCTCAACCCTCAAGATTCGAGGGTCAGCTTGTTTAAGGACCTTTTTTGCATGGGGTTTTCGAGCAAGCGGGTTGAGGCGAGTTTGGTCGAGTGCTTTAAGCGGTGTCACTATGTGGACAAGCGCGGTGAGTTGAAAATTGACAAAGACACGTTTGAGCCGGTCGAGGCGCGTGGCGACTACATTGAAGTGTGTATCGCGGTGACGACCGAGGTCGTTGGCCCTTTCTCGAAAGGCCTCTATGCCGCGTTCACAACGCTGTTCGAGAAAGCGGACAACGTCCTGCAATAGAGGCCGAAGACGATGTTTTGTTGATTCATCTCCGGCTTGTGAAAGCGGGCTATGGCTCCCTCAAAGAAGTCAGGGAGTTTGATGCCCGGACGGTCTTGCAAGCGTTAAACTATGAAGCGTTTTGCGACGACTACGAACGGACTTATTGGGAGTTGAATAAGTGAACATAGCCGAACTTTTTGTAAATTTAGGCATCAAGGGAGCTGAGAAAACTGTCGGCGCTCTTGGTTCCGTTAAAAAAGGCCTTGGCGAAATCGGTTCAATGTCCATTGAGGCGAAAGCCGGCATCTTAGGCGCAATGTACGGCCTCGAGCGCATGATGGCGATTTCTGGCCAGGCGGGCACCGGCCTCACCAACTTCGCGGCCCTCACCGGCCTTTCCGCCCAAGGATTACAGCAATGGCAATATGCCGCAAGACAAGCAGGCGTCTCGAGTGAAGAGCTGACCGGGTCACTTAAATCCGTTCAAAACTCAATGACCAACATGCTCTTAAATGGTGATGCACCAAAGGGCATGGCCTTACTCTCAAGAGCGGTCGGCGGCCTTGACCCCACCAAGTACAAAGACACGTTTTACATGATGACGAAGCTTCAAGAGGGCATCCAAAAGATGAGCCCCGAAATGGGCGCCATGGTGGCCAAGTCATTTGGGCTTTCTGAGGGCACGATTTCCGCCATGCACCGGAACGTGTTCACTCCGGCCATGTTTGCAAAAGCCCCCACGTACTCGGACAAAGAGGCGGGCTCACTCGATAAGTCAAACGTCGCGTGGTCAAACCTCGGCAACAAAATCGAAATGGCTTTCGGTCACTTTAACGCCAAACACGGCCAAGAAATGGTGCAAGGGATTTCGCTCATCGTGACCGAAGTCATCAAGCTTGCGGAAGCGCTCGAGCGGATTGCGGAAAAGTTAAAACTGTTTCAAAAATTCGCAAGCTTCGTTGGCTTTATCACGAGCGAAGCTAAAGACGCCGGCAAAGGCTTTGAGACAATCGGCAAATTTATCGACAGCGACCACAAAGGCTCGGACCTTTGGGGGGCAACTAAGGACATCGGGAGTGCTCTTTATCAGAAATACAATGAAATCCAAGAGCGCAACGCCAAGTATTTAAACCCGGATGACCCCGGCTACCTTGAAGCTCACGGCATAGCCCCCAAGGTGCAGCCGCAGCCCCAAGTGGTGAAGGCCGGCGACACGCACACGGTACACCAAACGATTCATCACCATGGGGATGCCAAGGACACGAAAGCGGTCAAGGACACGCACAAGACCGCCACAAACCACGCTTACCGCCAACGCGACCGAAAGCAGGGGTCATAAATGGCAGCCAGTCCTTTAAACCTTTCAGCACTTGCACCGATCACGACAACGGCGACAGCACTTTCGAATTTGATCTTAGTGAGCCCGCAATCGACAATCGGTTATCAACCGCTTAACCCGCCAAACCCCGACGGGACACCTTCGACGGCTCAACCGCCGCCGGCGTTTCTTTTCAACTACGAGGGCGAGCAATCGGCAACACTGGAATCGGACATCACTGACCATTTCATTGAAGACAACACGGCACTCCAAGATCAAATTGCGCTGAAACCAATCATCATAAGCACTCAAGGCTTTATTGGTGAACTTAACGACATAGCGCCCCCGGCCTTGGCCGCTGTGAAGGCTATTGCCAATAAGCTTACAATCATTTCGGCCTACACGCCGGCCCTTTCGACGTCGGCACTCATTGCCTACAACGCCGCCTTTCAGCTTTACCAAGTAGGCCAAAACGCCGTTAACTCGGCGGTGGCTGCATGGTCGTCGATCAACGGCACCGGCGGCACGTCGGTCATTTCCGGCAATTCGAATTTCCCGATTGCGAGCGAGCCGAACCAAAATAAGCAACAGCTCGCATTCCAACAGCTCTTTGGTTATTGGAATGCAAGAACGCTATTCACGGTGCAAACGCCTTGGGCGATCTTTCAAAACATGACAATCAAGTCGATGAGACCTATTCAAGAGGCTGACCAAGCCTACATCACGACTTTTGAAATGAGTTTTAAACAACTCAGGTTTGCCCAAACCACAACCCTTGGTGGAACTATCGGGACAAACCAACAGGGCCGCGCAACGGCCAATGCCGCAGGCGTGGAAAACAACGGAACGACGACACCCGTTCAAAGTATCAACTTAGGGCCTCAACTCATTGCGAGCGGGTTTTAAGATGTACTTAATTCAACAGTTAACCAGTGCGCCCGCTCAAACTCAGACACTCATCTTGCCGGCGGGTACGCAGGCCAATCTCACCATAGCCTACTACCCTCAGTGCTATGCATGGTTCATTTTGGCGTTGACTTATCAGTCGTTCACTTTGAACGGTATGCAAATCACGGCGAACCCGAACATGCTTAACCAATGGCGGAACTCACTCCCGTTTGGGCTTGGCTGTTTCGTGACCGGAAACCGCGAGCCCACGCAGCAACAAGATTTCCAAAGTGGTGCGGCTCAGCTTTATATTTTGTCAGCGGCGGAAGTCGCCGAGTATGCGGCCTTTTTAAGCGGGACGGTGACGTCTTAAATGCAAAAGTTCGGGCGCAACTATCTTTTGAATGTCGGTACAGCGGGGGGCGGGCTCTTGACCATTGAGCTCCCGTTCACCATTGAATTCGACATTACCCGAAACACTTTGACGTCGGCCAACGTGTGCTCGATTCGTATTTACAATTTGTCGAAAAATAACCGCAATCAACTTAGGTTCAATCCGATTGATCAAGGGGACTATAGGCCGGTGCAGCTCTTTGCGGGCTATGGCCAAAACCTGTCACAAATCTTTGCGGGCAACATCACGCAGGCTTGGTCAGTGCGTGAAGGGACCAATTTCATCACGACTATCGAATGCTTTGACGGGGGCTATGCCTTCGTTAACGGCAACGCGCAATTGACGTTCCCGCTCGGCACCGCGATGTCGACCGTCATTGGCACCTTGGCCGGCGCTTTGCCCAACGTGCAGCCCGGCTACATCGGGAACTACCCGGGCTCTTTAAGCCGCGGCATTGCGGTCAACGGCAACATCATGAGTGTTTTGCGCGACCTCACCGGGGGCGGCATATTTATCGACAACAACACCGCAAACTGTCTTGGTGATAACGAATGCTTGCCCGCAAACGGCATAACGGTCATTGACGATTCGACGGGCCTTATCGGAACACCTTTGCTCGAGCAAACCATTTTGCACGCCGACGTGATTTTTGAGCCGAGGCTCGTGGTTGGTCAGCAAATCAAGTTCAACAGCTCGACCGAGCCTTTTTACAATGGGCTCTATAAAACGACTGCGATCAAGCACCGAGGTACAATTTCCGGCGCCATTTGCGGCGATGCAATCACTTCATTCGAGTTTTTCGCAGGGACCGCAGCACTCTCAACCACAGTGAACCGAATACCATGAGCGGCCAAACAATCCCCTTAAACTCAGTGCCGAACGACCCGAACTTGAGCGATCTTTTGAATTTGCTCAAGAAAGAGATTTTTCTAGACCTCAATTGCCACCACGTGGGGACAATTCAAAGCTTCAATTCGACGAACCAAACCGTGTACGCGACCGTCAATTACACGAAGACGTTCTTTCAGCTCAACACGGTAACGGGCCTTTACTCGCCCGTTCAAGTCAACTACCCGACTCTTATCAATTGCCCGCTTATCATCCTTGGCGGGGGCACCGCGCACATGACCTTTCCAGTCGCTAAAGGCGACGAATGCCTGTTGCTTTTCAATGACCGAGACATCGACAATTGGTGGGCCGCCGGCACGACCACGCAGGCGGTAGCGACCTCGAGGCTTCACTCGTTTTCGGACGCCTTTGCATTGGTGGGGGTCAAGTCGACACCTAACGTGCTAACCGCCTACGACGCTGTAAGAGCCCTCTTGACGAACGGTAACGTGAGTGTGGGCATCAACCCGTCAAACAACAAGGTCACGATTCAAAACACGGCCTCGGGCACGCTCAACACCACACTGCAAAGCATCTTGACGCAGCTCCAAAATCTCACGACCGCGCTCGGCACCACTTACGCCTCGAACTTGATTTTGGTGACAGCTTCGCCGGGTAGCCCTTCGCCGATCAATCCGACTGCGGCCACGGCGATTGCGAACGTGGGCACGCAACTTTCAACGCTCGCCACGACTCTCGGGGGGTTACTCGAATGAGCACAAGAGCAATTGACGTAAATGGCGATTGGGTTTTCGGAACAGGGGCCAACGCCTACGTAACCGGCAAAGCCGAAGTCGCCCAAAACATCCAAACTAGGCTTTTGAGTTTTCTTGGTGATTGCTTTTTCGATACAACCGCCGGCATTGACTGGTTTAATTTGCTCGGCGGTAAGAACCAAGTCACGTTGCAACTTGCAGTTGCGGCGGTTATTTTAAACACTGCAAACGTAACGGGGGGCCTGCAACTTTCGGTAACGTACAATGAACAGACCCGAAACCTCGGTATCGTTTACCAAGTTCAAACGACCTATTCGCAGTTGTCGGACAGTTTCGTTTATGACTTGAGCTCAATTTAGGGGGATAAAGACGTGCCAAATGCATTGACTACAACAGGCCTAACGATTGTCACGCAAAGCGAGCTCGTGACGAACTTCACCACTAACTATCAGGCCATTTACGGCTCGAGCATCAACTTGGCGTCGAACACCCCCGACGGCCAAATGATGATGATCTACATCCAAACCCTTTTGGACAACGCGCAACTGTTGCAGCTCATTTACAACTCGTTCGACCCCGACCAAGCGGTCGGCATCCAACTCGACATGCGCGTGGCGATCAACGGCATTCAGCGCCAAGCGGGCACCAACACAATCACCAATATTACTTTGGTGATGTCGCAGTCGGTGAACCTCTATGGTCTTGACCAAACGGCGCAATCGGTTTTTACCGTTGCCGACAACGCCGGCAATCAATGGCAACTCCAAACGACGCAACTTGGTGTCTCGGGCACTCAAGTTTACGCCTTCCAAGCGGCAAACCCCGGCGCGGTTTTGACCACGCCCAATACAATCACGATTCCAGTGACCGTTGTGCTCGGTGTGACTTCAATCAACAATCCGACGACTTACACGACTCTTGGAATCAACGCCGAGACCGATGCGGCCTTACGCATCCGGCGCCTGCAATCCGTTTCGCTCGCAAGCCAGGGCTATTATGCAAGCCTCTTGGCGGCGCTTGAGAACATCAACGGTGTGACCTCGGCTTTCGTTTACGAAAACACTTCAAGCGGCACCAACGTCGCGGGCGTGCCCGGGCATTCGATTTGGGTCATTGTCGCAGGCTCAGGCTCGGCGGCTGCGATTGCGCAAGCGATCTACTCCAAGCGGAATGCGGGCTGCGGGATGTATGGCGGGACTACTTATTTAGTGACACAGGTTGATGGAAGTCAGTTTCAGGTCGCATGGGACGTGGTATCGACTCAAAACCTCTTTGTCGCCTTCACTGCGACGTCGGTCAACGGAACGGTGCCGCCGAACATCAATGCGGTAAGAACGGCGCTCGCCACAAGCTTCGCCCCGGGCGTTTTCTCTGAGGTCAACATCAATCAACTTGCGACTTTGGTTCAAGCCATTGACCCGAACACTTTGGTGACAAGCGCAGGCTTTAGCTTGGCGCTCACGCAAACCCTAGGTCTTTCAGGGGTCGCAGCATCCGGCACTTTCTTAGTCAACTACAACGGCAACGCCTCGGCTGCGATCAATTGGAACGATACGGCGGCCCAAATTCAAACGAAGCTGCGCGCGGTGACGGGATTGACCGCTTGTACCGTGACGGGCTCAATCGCAAGTCAATCTTTGGTGATTGCACTCGGCGTGACCTCAGCGCTTGGTTTACTCTATGTGACTTCGAATTCGCTTATGACGGTGGCCCCGGCTGCGATCACTTTCACTTACAACGAAGGCTATACGAACACGCTAACGCCTACCGCGCAAAATAACCAATTTGCCGTCGCGTCGGCCCGCATCGTCATCGTTGCCTTACAAATTTTACCGTCATCGGCAACAGTCGCGCACACCGCCACCAAACAATTTGCAGCGTACGGCGGTTACGGGACCTATGTTTGGTCACTCGCCACCAACGCAAGTGGGGGGTCGATCAATTCAGGCACCGGGCTTTACACTGCGGGCTCAACCCCGAACGTCACCGATGTCATCCAAGCAACGGATGTCTTCGGCAATTTCATAACCGCGAACATCACGGTGACTTAAATGACGCCGCTGCAACTTCTCACCTATTATGCGAACTTGCTCATTCTGCAATACTTGCAAAAGCCGAAAGCTTACGCGACGGCTCAAGCGTTAAGTTCGCAAGCGATCTTGCCGCAAACGACAGTGCAGTCATTGTCGTTCACGGGGACGCCGGCGTCGGGCACTTTCCTTTTGAACTGGACACCAAACGGGATAAGCCAAGCGACAACTACAAGTGCCGCAATCAACTGGAATGACTCGGCCTCGCAGGTTCAAACGAAAATTCAGGCCATGACCGGGCTTTCAGGCCTAACGGTCGCGGGCTCAATCCCCGCAGGGCTTAGCGTGACCTTTACGGGCGTCATCCCCGTGGCCCCGCTCTTTGTCGTGAGCGCAAACTCGCTTGCGACTTCGGGGGCTGTTGCCGTTCCGATTGCGGTCGCTCAAACTGACGTCGTACTCCCGCTTGCGGTCGCAAACGGCTTTAACATCAACTCGGCCCTTGGGGCTGTTGCCGTCGGTTCTCAGCTCAACATCTTGGGCAAATATGCAGGCGTCACGCGCATCGGAAATCTTACAGCCGGACAAATCACTTTAAGTGACGCCGATTTCCTTGTGCTCATTCAGTTCGCGGCCCTCAAGAACAGTGCGGGCTCGGACTTAAAGACGATTCAAACCTTGATCAATCAATTTTTCCCGGGCGAAATTTTGGTGTTCGACTACCAAAACATGCAAATGAGCTACCTGATAAGCTCAAGCGTCGGTAGTCAAAACCTTGTGCGCGTGCTTGTCGTGGAAGGCCTGTTATTTAGACCGATGGGGGTTTCGAGCGGGCTACCGATTTATAACCCGACCATTACAACTTTTTTTGGATTTCGAACTTACACAATCGTCACAATCAATAACACGCCTTTCAATAGCTACACTTCGTACCAGTCGAACGGACCGTGGTTGAGTTATGCAATGGCATTGACGAATTAAGGGGGACAAATGGCGAGACTTGCAAGGTACACACAAAGCGTTTTTGGCTCAACCGCGGGCGCGAATCAAATGGCTGAATTTGGGAGTTTGGCGGCAAGTGCGCCTTTAACCTATTCCGGCACGACAATCACGCCGGCCATTGTGCAGACCCTTTCCAACTACTTATCGGGTTGGTTTAGCGCCATTGTCGGCGCCAACAGTCCGGCCATTGAGGACATGAACGCGATTTGTTATCTCTTCGCTTATCAACTGAGTTATCTTATGGGACTTGGCGTTGCTGAGTGGGACGCAGGGACAACTTACTATGCCGGAAGTATTTGCCAAGACGGGAACGGCAACTTGTTTGTGTCCCTCACCAATACAAATCTCAACAACGCCTTAACGTCCGCGGCCAATTGGCGCAGCTACACCAAAGGTAACAATTTGGTGGCGGTTAACCCCGCCGGCGGCACCTATACAAGCCCTTACACCATGACGAGTGCCGACACTGGCAAAGTCTTTCTCGTGAATTCGGCCAATGGCGCTATGACTTTCAACTTGCCAAATCCCTCGTCTTTACCGCAAGGTTTTAACTTTGTTGTTAAAGACGCCGCAAATAACTTTGGAGTCAACAACTGCACGATGCATAGGTTTGCGGGTGAGAACTTTGAAGGTGTTGCAGCCGACTACGTCATTGCGGCGTCCGGCGGCGAATGGGAAATTTCAACAGACCTTACCAACTGGTACATCACGGGGAGATAAACATGGGAGCAATTGCAAGAAAAACCTTTACCGCAAATGGGAACTTTACAGCCCCCGCGGGAGTCAATGTTGTCAGGCTCATCGGGTCTTTGCCGGCGCCGACACTCGCAGGCTCGACATTTTTTGGAAACCAAACGATGGTTATCGCCCAGGACGGGCTCCTATACGCTTGGGGTACAAACAGCTCGGGCGGTTGTGGAAGTGGTGGCACGACAAACATAAGCACACCTACACAAGTTTTGAACTCAGCTACAATTAAATTCTTAAATGTAACTGGCACGTATGGCGGCGGGGGTGACTTTGGAACATATGGAATCTCACAAACTCTCGACATGTACGCGTGGGGCGGGAATGGAAACGGCAACTTGGGTCAAGGGAACCTCACGCCTTATAGTTCTCCCGTTATGATTCTAGGAGGTCTTAAGTTCGTTCAGGTTATTGCTATGCCTGCTGGAGGCGGTTCATATAGCCAGGGTACTTTCATGCTCACGAGTACGGGTGTGGCATACGCCATGGGCGCAAACATAAATGGGCAGCTCGGAGTTGGGGATGTCGTATCGCGAAGCTCACCCGTCGCCGTTCTTGGGGGGCTTTCTTTTGCATCCCTTTACGCAGCTTGGCCGAATCAATCCGCGTTTGGCTTAACCGCAGCAGGGAAACTGTATGCTTGGGGCGGCAACGCCAATGGAAATCTGGGCATCGGAAACGTTACGCCTCAAAGTTCGCCTATTGCAGTTCTTGGGTCTTTAAGTTTCTCACAAATAATTCCCGACCAAGCTGCCGCTTCCATGTATGGCCTTACAACTACGGGCCTACTCTATGCTTGGGGCCTAAATACCAACGGCCAGCTCGGAGTCGGTGACGTTATTCCGCGCAGTTCACCTGTCGCGGTTCTGGGCGGTCTTTCCTTTACACAAGTCGTCGCAGGAAACAGTTCCGTTATGGCCCTTGCTACCAACGGCACGACGTATGCTTGGGGCAACAACGCCAACGGGCAACTCGGAACCGGAAATGTTACCCCAACAAGCTCACCTGTCGCTGTCTTGAACTCCGCTTCTTTGCTCTTCACTCAAATCGCAAATAACTATAATAGCTCGTCGGTTGGGGCTTCGGGTTATGGGCTAACCGCTGCGGGGGTACTTTATGCGTGGGGCGTGAATGCGAGCGGGCAACTTGGAACTGGAAACGTTACACCGACAAGCTCCCCTGTTGCCGTTCTCGGATCTTTAAGTTTCTCACAAATTTTCAGTGCCAATAGTGCCGCTATCGGAACGATGTACGGCTATGCAAACAACCAACTTTACGCTTGGGGATACAACCTAAACGGCCAAGTGGGCGACGGCACTGCGGTCGCAAAAAGCTCGCCCGTCGCAGTCCTCAACCGCGTCCCCAACCTAGTTTCGCCGCAGACTGTTATGGTCTTGCCAGTTACTCCAGGTACGACGTATGCAGTCAATATAGGCACTCAAATTCGAACGCCGGCGTCCTTTGGGAGCACGAACCTCGGGCAAGCGTTCACTTCGGTTGTGGTGGAGTATGAACAGTAAAGACGGCAAAATTCAAGTTCCCGTTCTCGAGGGGACCATGACCCCCGTTCAAGAGGGGCATCACTACGACGCCACCAAGCGTGTCGCAGTACCCATGACGCACCTTCCGATTTTCCGCACGACCCTTGCAATCCAGGCCGGGGTCGAAAAGAAAATCATGCTTAAAACTTGGGGCGGCCTCGGTGATCAAATTTGCGCCGAACCAACTCTTCGTTGGGCGGTAAAGACCTTTAAGGACATTGAGGTTTACTTAGCGAGCGAGAAACCATTTTTGTTTAAGCATTTAGATTTCAAGAAAGTTTACGACACCCGGGACGTAGTTCCGCATTGGGGTAACTTCCTTTGCTTTGACACGATTCAACCGCCCGATGACTCAAATCTCGTGTGGCAATTCTTTTCGCACCTACTTACTAACTGCGTGGACTTTCCCTCTATGTGCGCATTTCGGATGCAGCTCCCCGTTCAAGAGCGGGAAATCATCATGAAACCAAGCATCGCAATTGACCACTACTTGCACGCAGTCGTCCAAAAGCCGACGGTCCTAGTTCATGCAGGACGCCATTGGATGACTAAGACTTTCCCGAAAGATTGGTGGGACGGCGTTCTTTCCGGGCTCGTCAATCAAGGCCTTACCCCTATTTTAATTGGTGGGGACACCGACGACAACCGCGGGACTGTCGACGTCGACACGAGCGGTTGTAGGGATTTCCGCAACAAGCTCACCATTGAAGAGTCGCTTTGGCTTTGTCAGCGTGCAACGGTTCTGCTCACGAACGACTCGGCCCCGCTTCACATGGCCGCAACTCGCAATCCCGACGACAAAATGACGGGCAATACTTGGATTGGTTATTTCGCAACTTGCAAACATTGGGACTACATCACTCATTGGCGCAAACCCTTTGACCGTTATCCAAACGAAAAACTCGCATGGCAATGGCGCGAAGAGAACTTAAGTCTTGGCGGCATGTGGGACATCACCAATCATTGCCCGAATCAAGAGGCCGACGTCAACGTGGACAAAGTTGACCCGGAAATTTTACGTTCATGGCTTCCGGCCCCTACGAGTGTTGTCGCTTGGGCGAAAGAGAAATGGGAAACAGGTAGCTCCAATGATTATTAAAGAGTACGACTTAGGCTTTAAGGCCCGCATAAAGTTTAGAGCCTACACCGGCGACGAAGACATCATTCGGGCCGTTCTCATTGACCGCAGCGAGTACCAACTCTTTCTTGGCGTTCATCCGAAAGTGATCTTTGATGTCGGCGCCAACATCGGCGTGACCTCAATTCTTTTCGCCAACAGCTACCCGCAAGCCGCAATTTATGCTTTTGAGCCTGAGCCCTCAAATTTCAAACTCTTGGTCGAGAACACGGCGCCTTACGAAAACGTCAAGTGCTTCAATGTAGGGCTCGGCGGCAAGACCGAAAAACGCTCACTCATGAACTCGGACGACGAGTACAACCACGGCGGGTTTTCATTTCACGCGCCGGGCTCGGACCCGAGCAAACAACAAACTGTCGACGTGGTCAACATCCTGGACTTTATCGAAAACGAAAAGGGCCTTAAGATTGACCTTATGAAAGTGGACACCGAAGGCTGCGAATACGAAATCATAGAGCCTCTTTATCTTGACGGCCAGTTACCGCCCTATCTCATGGGCGAAATGCATGGCAACGAGAACGATTGGCGCATGTTCGACCAACTGTCACACACGCACGACATCCGCATCAACAAAGATTTCTTGCAGCGCTGTTACCCGTTTTACGCGCTCAAAAAACCGGAAGTAGTCAATGCCGGAACTTGAGCGTTTTCTTACTGACAAAGGCGGCCTTGGCGCATTCGGCGCCCTCTTAATTCTTAAAGTTGGTGAGATGATTTGGCACTATTTCCAGTCGAGGGACGCAAGCCTCCAGAGCTTACAGTGCGCCCTCGAAAAGAACACCGTCACCCTTGTCGCAATTCAGGGCGACCTTAAAAAATACAAGGTCGACATCAACCGCGCGTTTACGATTTTAAAAAAGGTTTCGGGCGACAAATGGCCCGAGTACATTCGTGACTTTGACGATTTAGATTCACACTAGGGGGTTTCATGCCGTTATCAGAAGGTGCCGAAGGTACAGGCGTCATCAACTTACAAAAAAACTTGAATCAACTAGGCGTTGCGCAACTGAAAGTTGACGGCGTCTTTGGGCCTGCCACCTTCGCAGCGGTTGAGGTTTTTCAGTCGGCGCATTCACTCCCCGTGACCGGCGAAATCGACGAGCGCACGCAGTACACAATCACCAATGCGTTGACGGCTCAGCTCGGCGACCAACCGATTCCTTGGGTCATGTGGATGCAAAGTCATATTGGTCAAGCCGAACAGACCGGCGCCCCCGCAACTGAATTCGACAACGAGGTTTTCGCGCACACGAGCTATGGAAATTTAGACGGCATCATGGAAGCGGGTTGTGCTGCGACCGCGTGCGCGGCCCTTGAAGAGTCAGGCTACAAGAGCCCGCATAGTGCAGCCGCCGAATCTTTCCGCAATTTCGGTGAAGAGTCAGTGCTGAAACCGGGCGCAATTGTCGGCTTTAATTGGAAGGGCGAAAAGGGCGTTCACTGCGATCATGTCACATTTTGCGACCATATTATAAGTCCAGACCTAGTCGCATGTCTTGGTGGGAATCAGGGCCACGAAGTGAAAGTGTCTATATTTTCGCGGAAATTCATCGACTTCGTCCGGTTCCCGATTGAAAAAGCTTGAATTGCCGATAAGGCGTAAGTGACAATAAATTTGATCAACTACAAGGGGACGACGATGAAAAGCATTTCCATAGTGGTACTTTCTCTTTTGTGTTTCAGTCTTTACGCCTTCGCTCAAAGCTCACCCGTCGCAGTTCCCGCAGCAAGCGCTGTCGTAAGTGCGCAGCCCGCCGTGACCGCTGCACCTGTCGTCGCCCCGGTAAGCGCCGCCCCCATGAGCAACGGCCTGATAGCTATCGTCATCGCCCTAGTCTTAGGCCTCAACACGATCTTGAGCACTGTACAGAAAGTGTTTGGGAGTTTGGCAAAGAGTGAGCCGGGTTGGCTGACGACGCTGTCCAGTATAGTGCTTGAAATTGCCAAGTTCTTGGGGTCAAATCCTACAGTGTAATAACTGAAAGGGTTTCCCATGAAAAATCTCGCTCACGTTTGTCAACCTCTTCAAGCCGCAGTCCATACGGGCCGCATGGAATCACATGCCGCCATTGAAGCCGCCTACCGCTATGGGCACGACCCAAAGCCCGGCATGACGGTCGACACCGTTGTTGACGACGAGGCTCAGCCTGAGCGCAAGAGTGTTCCGAAACTTGAGCACCATTGCGTGCCGCTGAAACAGCATGTGAGCGAAGGCCGCATGACCGCAGACCAAGCAATCGAGGCCGCCTATAAACTAGGCCTTGAAGAGAGCGGTGCAAGTTCCACGGCCCAAGCCGAAAATGAAGTTGAGTCGCCGGTCGAGCCCGAGAAAGAGGCCGATAACAGCGGTGACGAGGCTACCCCGAAACGCTCAATTCTTAGGCGCCGCGCCCCCAAGAAATCGTAATGTCTGAGGCCTGGACGCTCATCAAGCTTTTGCCGGTGCTCTTAGGGCTCATCAAGAGCATCCAAAAGGGCATCGACGACGCCAAACTCAACGCCACCGTGGCCGATCACTTGGCCCAAGTAAAGGTCGCTTTTGATACCAAGAACGCTGACGCTCTTAACGCTATTTTTAACGGTTAGTTGCGCGTCCACACCGCAGCCCCCACCGGTCCCTATTCACTGGGAAATGGTCGACGTGACGCCCTTTAAGCGTGAGGCCTGTCTACCCCTTGAGGACGTCATGTCTCTCACTGAGCGCCTCGTGCGCTGCGAAGCTGCGGCCCTGAAAGCTCAGTGAGCGTTTGATTTTCCAGTACCAAGAACAGGACAGGCCGACCCGCTGACAAATCGCCTTAAGCGGGATGTCGGGGTTGTCCCGCCTGAGCCGTTCAATACGTTCAAAACGTGCCATGGTTCCGGGCTTAAATGACCTCAAATCGACTACGTTCGCCCGCATTTTGCCGGTCACGGTTTCCAACCTTCCGGCGGGTCGAGCAATTGCCACCTTTCCGGGCCGAAAATGAACTGACCTTGCGAATGCGCGATGCGCAATTCTTTTGGTGAGAGAACGATAAGATCGGTCGGATGACTAAGGTAAAACCACTTGCGCTCGCGTTTGGCGCGCTCGAAAAGAGGTTCTAGTTCGGCCAGGATTTGCTCTTCGGTCATCAGTAAAAATCCCCTATTCTTTCGGCGGCAATCGCAGCGTATTTTCTGTTGAGCTCAATGCCCAAGTACCGCCGGCCGGCCCGGGTCGCCACAAGCCCGGTTGTACCCTATTTTCTGTACCGCGGGCCCTTCCAGCCTTTGGCCTCAACAATCAAATTCGAGTCGCCCCACTTTGGCCTTTGACACATTATTTCGGTAAACTCTTCGAGTGAACCTTCACCAATAGGTTTTTCGGTAAGTCCTTCGTCATGAACGGACAGCAACGCTTGGTAGCCTTGCCTTTCAAGTCTTAACATCGCGGGCATCATAAGGTCGCGCGCGGTCGCCTGCACAATGTTCTCGGTCAAGGTTCCGCCCCACGTCCGCTCAGGCATCCACTTTTTGGTCTTTGAATTGACGGCCCAAAACTCTAAGGTCTTGCGCGGCCCCCAATCGGTTTCGCGCATAGAGATTTGCGGGTCACGGTAAGCGAGCTTACGCCCCGAAGGAAGTGTGACCCAAAGAAAGTTGTCCGTAACCGTGAACTGGCATTTTCCCGCAGTTGTATACAATTTCGTATACGGGCCGCCTCGTTCGACGGCTTCAATTGCTGCGGCTTCATAGGCCTTCCAAAGCATCGGCACCGCAGCGTTCGCCGTTCGGTAATTGCTGACCGCATTCGTCGATTGCGCGTCGGTCAGTTTCAAACGGTACTGCGTCCAGGCCGTCGCTTGGAACTTATCCTTGCCCATGCCAAAGCCGCAGCCGAGCACTTGCGCCTTGCCGAGTTGTCGGTCGTTGCCTTCGTCGGCGATGTCGTCATAGGGGCGCCCGGTGTTGGACGCGGCCATGTACTTGTAGGGGTCGAGCCCCGCTTTCAAAATCTTAAGGCCCGGCACGTTGTCCGCAAGCCACCAAAGCACTGCGACTTCGATCTTACTGAAATCGGCAACGAACAGCTCTTTGCCAGGGCTTGGTACAATCATGTTGCGAAGTATGCTCGAGAACACCATGGTTTGCGTTTCGCCGAAAAGCATCTCGAGCCATTGCGGGTCACTTTCGCGGATTGTGTCGACGTACCAATAGGGATTGTCTTTATCGATTGCGACAACACCCCGCGGGAAGTTGTGCGGTTGAATGCCGGTGCCGGTATCTCGGCCCGTCGAGGCCCCGTGGTAAAGTAGGATGTCCCGCACCTTATGATCGTACATAGCCCTGTCAATAAACGATTGATACTTTTTGGTGGATGTTTTCGATAGCGCCTTTCGGATTTCCAAAAGCCTGCGCATGTCGCCGGTTACGTCACTGTCTTTGAGCGCGTCGTCAACCGTTGAGGCTTTGATGTCGGGGAGCTCAATACCTTCAAGCGCCAAGAACTCCAAAATGGATTTACGGGCGCCTGGCTTCGTGACGAGCCCCATGGTGAGCTTGTCTAACTCTTTCAGTTTTTTCGTTGATTCGGTTTCCATGATGCCGACGATTTTCTCAACTGTCGGGATGTCGATGCCAAGCCCCCGCCAATTGAGCGTTTGATTCAAAAACCAAATCTCTTGCTCTTCGGGGTTTAAGTCAGGGAGTGAGCGGTCAAGTAACTCTTCGGCCTTCACGTCGATTTTGCAATAGGTGTAGAGCGTGTCCCACACTTCGCGCGCGTCTTCGTCGTCAGGCTCTAGAAACTCCGGGGGTCTGGTTTTAAGGGCCGCTATCCATTTTTGCTGTTTAAGTGTTGGCTCGAGCCCGCGATTTAACCGGTCCTCAATGGCCGTCATCATCTTTCGCCAATCACCATATTGTCTTGTTGGCTTGCAGGTTTTCATCATAGCGGCGTAACCGCGTTTGTCCTTTTGCACCGCTAACTTCATCGCGGCGCCGGCCCCTTCGAGGTTCCGAGGTAACGCGCACGCCGCGGCTTTGGCCGCCGTACAGCGGTATTGCCGGAAGGGAATATGCGGCCAACCATATCGCTTCACCAATATGTTCTCGTAAATGCATCTTTCAAAGAACGCATTGTGCGCACTGAATTCGTAACCTTTGTCAATTGCCTTCGTCCACATGTTTTGCAGTAAGGGCGGCTGTTTAAGCCAAGGCCGGTTGATTGCGTGAAAGGGGAGCAAATAGACTTTCTCTTCGTCGTAAAACTTGAACGCGAGACAAGTCGGCTGCGTCGACGGGTCGAGCGAATATTTGTAAGCGCCGGCTTTCTTAAGCTCGCAGCGTGACCTTGTCTCGAAATCGAAAGTCAATCGTTTCAAAGCTTACCCTCGGGTTTGGTCATAAAGCCTTTAAGGGACGTCTCGAGAACGGCCTTGAAAACTTCGCCGTAAGTCGCTTTCACTTGTACCGCGACTTTCGCCAATTTCTTAATTGCACTCAAGTTGTCCATGGCTTTCATGTACATTGTGGGGTCGATCATTGGGCCGACCGCTTCCGCATTTGAGATGCACTGTAGAAAAGCGTCAAGGTCGAGACTGTCCGCAATCTTGGCCATTTCCAAAAGACGCATTTGCGTTTCGATATATTGAGCCGGGGTCATTTTCAATTCGGTGCTCACCCGCAAACCCCTACGTGCAAAACAAGCTTAATTACAATCGCAGCCGTGATCATGCCCGCGCCGAACAGAAAACCGTTAACGTATGTCATACTAAATCCCTCTTACTTTTGATTGCGGCCTCAATAGCGGGCCAAATTGATTCTAAACTAATTTGAGTTAGGACGTATAGCCCGGAAGGGGCTTCCATGACAAGACAAAGTGAAGGTTGGTCATCAACCGCGCCGTCGGGCTTGACGTGAATTTCCAAAACGCCGAGCTGAGCGACAACTGGCAACGCGATTTCAATTTGGTGCCCGGCCTTCCAAACCCATGTGTCGCATTCAGGACCGTCATGCACAATTTCGCAGTTGACCGATTTCATTTTGGTATACTCCGCCTTGCTCTTGCTTCCAGTTCTTGCCAGTAAATCACTTGTTGTTTCAAATCCGCAATTTGTTGGTCATACTTTGACCCCACACTTTCGCGCCCCGTGAAGTACCCGAACACAAAGAGACCAATACCAATTGGGATAAGGAAAAGTGCAATCACTTTTTCATCTCATTTGGCCGAACGGTTTCGCGCATGTCGCGCTTGGCTTTCAGTGTTTCAATCCGGCGTTTAAGATACCAAGCGGCTTTTTCCAGGTCTTCTATTTCTTTGGTGGGGTCTTTCTTTCCAGCCCTGCAAATGTATTTGACCGTGTTGCCTGAGTGATAGTCGAGGCCTTGGTCTTCGATAAATTCAATGACTTCAATTTTGCCTTGGTTGTAATGCGAAGGGTGATTGACGGCGTCTTTAAATTGCTCGATCGGTACATTTCGAAAGCCGACCGTGTGGTTTTCGCCGGCTATACCTGAGATTTCGTGTTTGAGCGAAAGGGGCACGTTCGAGTCGGTAAAGATAAGAATGCCACAACTGTCGCTGACCTCGACACGAAAGCAAGAAACTTTACGTTTCATAAGTAGTTTTTCAATCAAGTCCTTTTTGTCGTCGTTTGTCATCCCTCACCCCGTTTAAGTGTTGGCTGGGTTGGTAGGGCTCGAACCTACGACCGCACGGTTAACAGCCGCGTGCTCTTCCAACTGAGCTACAACCCAACATTTAAAAAGCCCCCGAGCCCTTCGAGCCCGCGATTGTCGTTTCGAAGCGACCCCGTTTTTCAGTGCTGTACGGATAGCCGGGGGCCAAAAATAGTTTACATGAAATCAGCTTCGCCGTCGCTTTCGAAATCGCCGTCGTCGTCTTCATTGTCAGGGCCGGCATTGACGGGCGTGAACACTTGGTCAGCCGGTTTCTTGCCACCAAACGATTTGCCGTCTCTGAGCTTTTGCACGTGGTCCAGGATAAAACCAACGCCGCGGCCAAATTCGTTGTCCCAAACGTAGGCGTAAACGTAAGCCCTTGCGAAACAGCCGGGGTAAAACTTGCCGGGCTCGGTGATTGGCTCAACGTTTTCGTCCACTACTCCCGGGCGTTGGTCTTCGCCGGTTGAGGCTTTAATAGCCCAACAACCCTTGTAGCCCTCTTTGCGCTCGCCGTTGCGGTCAAGACCGGCTTTCCCGTCACCGTCGAGCACCGGCGATTCCAGGTCATCCGGCCAGTTCTCTTTCGAGCCGAACGCCGCAATCTTAGCGGCGCGAATTGCATTTTTTATTGGTGTAAGATCGGTCTTTTTATCAAAGAGCATCGTCACCGAAAATTTCGGTTTTGAGCCTTTGATTGAATTGGGCTTGAATACGTGAGGGTAACTCACTCTGAATTCAGGGGTTAAGAGCCTCGACTTTTCTTTGTCTACTTTCTGTTTGGCCATTTTCGGTCCTTTCGGTTTGTGCGGTATTGCTCGTGTGTACTAACGTCTTTACCGGGTTTTAATTAAAAATAACCTTCCTCTTCGCCGTCGTCAACTTCCACTTCGCATTCTACTTCGTCGTCATCAATCATTGGGATTTCGCCATGCGAGCCGTTATCAACTGTCGCCGCCGAAATCTCTGTCGACGTGGGGGACACGTCCAAAGACGTCGCTTGGGCTTTTGCGTTTTCTGCGGCCAAAGGAATACCGGCTGCGGGTAGTCTTGTTTTTCTTTTTCCAGTCTGCTTCGCTTTTTGGGCTTTCACTTTTTTCACGTGCGCTTTTTTGCCGGGTTTTGATTTCTGTTTGCTCGCTTTTCGGTTTTGTCCAATAACGTTTTTCTTTGCCATTTTTTGATTCCTTTAGTGGTATTGTTTTAAAAATTTCAACAGCTTTTTGTGCGCGGTCTTCATAAGTGAGCGGGCACCGTATCGTCTTTTTGGCTTTACACCAATGGCAATGCGGGCCTTCCTTAAATGTCGGATTGTTTTCAACCCGGTCAACCGCGGCTTTAAATAGTGGAATGTAGGCGCGCAGTTCGTCAATCGAGATTTCCCAAAAGGTCGGGCCGTCGTAGCCCCTGACCCTCGGCTGAATTATCCAAAGCCTTACTTTGGTGAAGTTCCAATGGTATTTGTGTGCAAGGCCGAGCGCGTAAAATATGAGTTGCAGGTTTTTCTCAGGGCGCACAAGCGACACACCATATTTGAAATCGAAAACGTGCAAAGTGCCGAAGTGTTCAATCACGCCGCCGTCGAACGTGCCGAAAGCTTGTTGGTGGACGAAAGGTAAATAGATGCGGGTCTCGACAATCACTTCCGCTTTGAGCCTTTTGCCGAGCGCAAGAATGAAGTCCGCAGCGGCCCGGGCGTAGTTGAGCATTGCGTGAGGGGCGCCGTCTACATATACGGGTCCGGCATTCGGGTACTGAAGTAAGTGCAGCATGATTGCTTCGAGCACTGAGTGGGCGTGAGTGCCCTCTTTTGACCACTCGTTCTCTTTATCGGGCAAGCCCTCACACGCGGAAACCGAGGCCGAGCATTCAAACCACCGCTCGGCCCCACTTGCTGAAAATTTAGAATGAGCCCGGCTCAAGGGCGACCTTTAAGCAAGCGCATCACGCTGTCTTTCGTCTCAACTAACCGCTCAAGGATTGCACTGCGAGCCGTACCCTCGGGGACATGCTCGCAAAGATCAATTGCGGTGTCGCGGAATCTTATCGCAGCTCTTTGCGGCGCCCCTCTAAGCTCAGGTCCGACAGCAAAGAATGTCAGGATGCGCGGCTTTTTGTCGCTGACTTGCTCTTGCGCCCCTTCCGGGCCTTCAAATGGGTCTTGCTCTTTCATAACGACGGCGCCGAACCGTTACGCGCAATTTGGTCATCCCGAATCGCCTTACCAACCCACATATAAAACTCTTCAAGTTTGGTGTTTGCGAGCGACTTCGCGCGGCCGTCCGGCAAAGCGTTGAGCATAGCGCCGAGGCATAGGCATTGGCTTTTCATAGAATCTTGAAGGCCCTGCGCTTTCTCATCGTACTTTACGTAGTCTAAGCTTTTCTCGGTCATTGGCTCACCGCCATTGCGTCGATGACTTTGCCGTACTGTTCGGGCTTGATTTCAGAAATGCTTTCGGTTTTGAAATTCTTTTTCAAGATGCCGAGTACTTCCGCGCGGCCTTTTTTGCCGCCGGCTTGCGCACGGGCTTTGCACGCCTCGTTCACTTGCGCAATCGTGACCTTTTTGGCTTTCTCGGCCTTTGCTTTCTTTGGTGGGGGCGCCGTGAAATCGTCGTCTTCGTCGTCATCGCTTGCGGCTTCGAAAGATTCGTCATCGGGCTCGTCGGTGGCGGCGTCAGTTACGAAATCGTCGTCATCGTCGGTATCGACTGCAATGTCGTCATCATCCTCAACGGCCGCGGCCGGTGCAGCTTTTTTCGACGCTTTCTCTTCGCGGGCTGCAATGCCCGCTTTCTTGCCTTCAACAAGGGCGCCGGTTTCAAGCACCGCTGCGATTGTCCTCAACGCCTTGCCAATTTCGCCAAGCGCTTTGATCACTTCTTTGTCCATGTAACTTTACTCCTCTATTGTTTGCGGGAAGTCCCCGCGGTTGTATTGACTAATCTTAAACAGTTTACGAAGGGCCACCGCAAACACCAATTCAGGTGAGGGCTCGAGGTCAATGGTGCTCACGTCGGGACTTCGGGCTTTGGCTCGTTCCCAAGCCACACGCCGAATAGTGCGGGCTTGCTCAAAGCATTCGTCAACAAGGTCCTTGCCCCAAACCATTTCGAGCTCTTCAATGACGATAGTGACGGCAAGCTTGATCATTTATCAGTCCGTTCAAGCCAAACGCCAACTTGCCAACCAAACCAGTTTAGGCGCCAATCAAGCCAACCGTCGACTTTCGCGAGACTGAGCCCCACGTCGTGGGCGTCAAACTGCGTTGTCACGAAGAGGCCCCATTGAGGCAAAATAAAGGAATGCATTTTGTGGTCGGTTGGTTTCTCGTCACTCATCCAATCACCTTTCTCACGTTCGAAGCCTTTTTAAAAATCGAATTCAAAACAATTTCGTCCAAAGTACTCGCCACCACAATATAGTCGCACCGGACAATGTCAGCGGTGGCGCCTTTTCGTGACGCTCGCTTTTCGCATTGCTTGTTAAGTTCGTCGGTCCAACTGTACTCGGCAAAGACGACTCGCTTGGCGCGCTGTAGGTTATGACCGCGCCCCATGGCGCCGATGTTGCCGACAATGACTCGACAAGTTCCGTTTTGAAAACGTTGAAATATGTGTTCCCGGTCTCTGGAGTTAGTGTCCCCCGTGACCAAGCTTGGCCGAAAAGCTCCAAGTCCATTTGCAATTGCCCCACATACCGACCGGTGCCACGCGAATACAAGTATAGATTCGTTTTTGCTTTCAAGCCGCCCCCTCACGTAGTTCACGACAAAGTCCACTTTCTTTAGTCCAAGCTCTTGCCGGTATTTCGCAATGTCGCCTTGACTCATGTTCTCGTCGATACTGTTCAAGTTGATCGCCCCTAGATGCTTTTGCTCCCACGTTTTCATTTGGTGAGTGCGCACATCCGCCATAAAGAGCATTGAGCGTTTACGCTCGGGGTGATTTAACCGCTCTTCACCGACAACGTGCATGAACTTCTTTTGCAAGCGCCGTTTAAGCTCAGGCAAGTTTGAAGCGCCCCGGTAGTCCCAGTCGTATTTCTCTTCACTCCAATGGGCGTCGCAGTACTTAACGCCAAACTCGTGGTGCCCCATAAAGTCGATCACTTCGGGGGCCATGGCGAACGTTGGCGCCCAAAGCTCCATTGGCCGGTTAGGCATTGGTGAGCCGTCGAGTAACACCGAATGCCGGGCGTTTGCCACAAGACCGTAGTAGGTCCTTTCACCTTTACCCCCAAAGAGCGCCTTGGTGCGCTCGGACGTGACCTCTTTGAAGCGCGACGCCTCGTCGACCGCAAGCAAGTTGAATTTCATTTTCTCGAGCCGCTCATAAACCCACGGCTTCGTCAGCATACTATCCGGCACGATGATAAAGTCAGCGCCCCAATCGGCATTGTCTTGGTCCACCGTTCGACCGACCACATATATAGAGGGCCAAATCTTAAACGTCCATTTCAGGATTTCACGCGCCCAATTCAGGCAAAGACTTGGGGGGACGATAAAGAGCGTTGGACAAAAGGCGCCGACCATTTGGCTTGCGACAATGGCTTGTGCGGTTTTGCCGGCGCCGGGGGCGTGGGCCAAGTAGGACCGCGACCTTGTCAAAATCCAATTCACTCCCTCTTTTTGGTGAGGGTCGAGAAACTCCGGTAGGCGGGAGTCAAAAGCGTATTCCTTAACTAGAATGCGGTTTAAAACTTTTTTAGCGCTCAAGTCAGCAAACTCTTTAAACTTTGACGCCCGCCGGAGTGCGATGTTTTCGGTTTTTCCGTTCCCTGTCAGGCTAAAGTTCCCGTCGTTAAACGTCAACACCATGATCGACCTTTAACTACCGCTTGAACCGTAGCGTGATCGACGCCGAATTTTTGCGCAATTGCCCTGTAGGTAAGCCCTTGTGCGCGAAACCTTTTTATGAGTTTTACTTTATCCAGATTTAACTTGTTGTCCCGTCGATTGCGGGCTTGCTGCTTATCGCTTTCCCACTGGCAGTTAGACGGGCAATAACCCTTATCGTTTCTAATTCGGCCTACAGAGTGCCGGGACGTCGGCTTGTCGCCCATGTCCTTTAAGAAGTTTCTAAAGTTATGCCAACGTTTGCAAAGCGTGATGCCCCGCCCCCCATAATGGTGAAAACTAACATCGGATAGGCATAGGCACCGACTTTTCATCATAGCCCAAGACCGATAAACTGAAGTCTTGGACATACCGTGGAAGTGATTCCTTGCTCGTTTCAGAAAGCCCCCGCTTAAACCGTCTTTACCGTGATTTATTTTCTTGCGCGAGCAACAGTAAAACTGCAATCATCAAAACCTGTCAATAAAAATTCAACGGGGGTAGTCTTGAAGCGAAAGCAATCTCTTACACTTAAAGCTTGGATTGACGAGCTAAGCGTCAGCAAAGTCGCGCAGAGCTTTTGTCTCGAGCGATCGACCGTGCGCAAATGGCGCGACGGGTCGCAGTTGCCGAAAGCGCTGCATATGCGGGCAATCGTCAGACTGTCAAAAGGCAAGGTGAGTTACGACGCCATGATTGAGCCGTGGGCGAAAAAGCATCCCTTGGACAATATTATTTTATGAGTCAATCACCAATATATAGTGAGGCAAGGCGTCTTTGGCGCCTTGGGGCGGCGGTGCATTGGCTTCATAAACGGCAAAAGAGGCCGATTGAAAGCGGTTGGGGCTCAGGCCCTCGTAAAGACTGGGACTACTTAAAGCAAACATATATAGAGGGCTTAAATGTCGGAATCAGGCTTGGAACTCCTTCGAAAATTAAAGGCGCATTTCTCGCAGTCGTCGACGTTGATGTCAAATCTCAAGATAAGCGACATCGTATCGAAGCCCTCACCGCAGCGAAATCCCTTCTCGGAAAATCTCACGGTCTATGCCCCGTTGTCACGTCAGGTAGAGGGAACGGAAGTCGTCACTATTATTGCCTCACCGCCGAACCTTTCAAAACCTGGAATCCTGCGCAGTCTACAGAAAAAGTTAAAGTGTTTATGCCGTCGAAAAAGCCGTCAAAGGCTGAGCTGTCGCAGCTAACTGAAAAAGAGATTGGTGAAGGTATTCGCATCGGCCCCGCTTGGGAAATAAGTCTTTACTCGGAAGGCCGGCAAGTTGTAATACCGCCAAGCATTCATCCGGACAGCGGTAAACCATATATGTGGATAAAGCCGTGGATAAGTGTGGACAACCTGACCTTGGTCGAGTTTCCGACACCCACGGCTGCGCCGAGCGAAGCAACTCCCGGTCGGCTATTTTTGCCGCCCTTGAATGATGACTTCAAGGCTGTTCCGGTTGAGCTTTGGCAAGTGCCTATAAGCGATCAAGTCTTTCAGGCCATTTTACATGGTAAAGACGTCACTGACCGCTCGGGCTATTTGCTTGTTGCAGCGAGCGCCTTACATTCCGCGGGCTTAAACAAACTTGAAATATTAAGTGTTTTAACTGACCGAGACACATTTTTAGGAGCTTGTGCGTATGACCATGCGAAGACGCTATCGCGTGCCAAGGCTGCGGCATGGCTCGAACGATACACGATCACTAAAGTCCTTAAGGAAAGAGATGCAGCGCTCGCTTTCAAATCAGCGCCGAAGGCGGAATCGGGAGTTAAGACGCTTGAAGGGGCCGAGCTTGATGAGCAAAATAAAGAGTTGGCTGAGGGCCACAATTGGCGAAAAGAGCTAAGCCGGTGCGGTAAGGACGGTGAAGGCCCGCCAAGATCGACAATCGAAAATGTCGTCTTGATACTATCGAACACGGTCGCAAAAGACTTAGTCAAGCGGAATGAATTCGCATGGCGGGATAGCTATATTTGTGACACGCCGTGGGGGTCGAAGGCCGATGCAATCATCCAAGACGACGACATGCCTCGAATCGCCTACTGGCTTGGCCACCGGTGGCGCTTTGAGCCGCCTAGGCGCGTGATTGAAGACGCACTCGTGGTGCTCGCCTGCAAGAACTCGTTTGACCCCGTTAGGGACTGGTTAGACGGTTTGGCCAAATGGGACGGTCAGCAACGGCTTAATACGTGGTTACGAGACCATTTCGAAGCGCAGGGCGACCCCGTTTATCTCGCACAAGTGTTTGCAAAATGGCTAACGGCTATGGTGCGGCGCGTGTACGAGCCGGGTAGTAAGTTCGACTGGATGCCGATTTTTGAGGGCTCGCAGGGCGTTGGCAAGAGCTCATTCGGGCGCGTCTTAGTTGGTGATAAGTTCTTTCTCGATTGGCTTCCAAATCTCGCTGACAAAGATTCCATGCAAAGCCTTCAAGGCAATTGGGCGGTCGAGATGGGGGAGTTGTCGCAGTTCCGCAAGAACGAACTCGAGGCAATCAAGGCCTTCATTACCCGCACTGTCGACAAGTTCCGCCCGCCTTACGGGCGCAGACTTCAAGATAGTCCAAGGCGCTGCGTGTTCTTTGGGACAACCAACCGCAAAACCTATTTGATTGACGATACCGGCAATAGACGATTCAAGCCTGTCGAAGTTGGAAGGCTCGATTTCGAAACGTTACGGGCCGAGCGTGATCAATTGTTTGCGGAAGCAATTCACCTTTACCGGACAAAATATAACACCGATTTGGCGTTCGAGTTGACCGGCCAGGCGAAGGTTTATGAGGCAATCATCCACCAAGAAAAAATGGTCGAAGACGAGTCTGATTTAATGGTCGAATTAATGCGGCATTTTATCGAAAAAGAGCATGAAAAAGAGGGGCCAAAATTCAGCTTCGCAAAGTTCCAAATTTCGCAGATTTTGGGCGTGACACCTGTTTTCGCAAGCTATCCCCGAAACATCCGAAATGCCATGTTCTTGGCAAAAGCGCTGAAAAAGCTCGGTGGCGTGAAATGGAAGTCAAATGGCGTCTGTTGGTGGAACTTGCAGTTAAGGGACACTTTTTGCGAAAAGGTGGCACTCGATGATTTCTATTAACAATCACCAACTTAGGTCATATTCAGAGACAGTGACACCTATTAACTATAAAGCTATTTTGGTCATTTTATATATGGTATTAAGCGCCGCCTCTGCGAGGGCGTATACGCACGTTTGCGCGCGCGTAAGAGTTTGGCATATGTGGGTCACTGGTATCTCTGGGCAAAAACGGGCTTTTTAAAAAGGAGTAAAAACGATGAAAAGTGATGAGCAAACCGTGATTGAAATGGCGACCAAAATTTATGCCGCAGTTTTGGTGCAAGGACTGTACAAATACGACAACGAAAAGGGGGCGACTGAAAAGGTCTTCAAGCACTTGAGGCTTTGGTCAATTTCTCAAGCCCGAAAACTTAAAGCTGAGGTTCGCAATGGCGAAACGGAAGGTTAAACGGGCCAAAATCAAGTCCGCGAAAATTGACGGTTGGAACCGCAAAGACGTTGCTCGATTGAGGTCAGCGATTCGGTCCTGTTGGCGGTACTCGGAACCGCATCGATTGGTGGTTAAGCGATGCTTGCTCCCAAACGGCTTTAGCCGGTGCGAGGGCTGCAAGAAACGGGTCGCCCGCATTTACGTCGACCATATTGCAGTTATGGGGCCTATCTTTGGTGAGCGTTACCTTGAGCGTATGGGCTGCGCCTCAACTCAGCTACAAGGCTTATGCGTAAAATGTCACGGCGTTAAAACGAAGGAAGAGCGCAAGGCCGCTAAAGC